TTCTAGAATGGCAACCGCTCAATTGATCGACTCTGTCGATTTTAGGGATTGGCATCATACGGAAAGCTTTCCAGTTGTTCATAGGGCTGCTTGTATACCTGAGAGGGGCTGGAAGAATAGAGTTGTCACGGTTCCACCTTCTGGTCTTGTATCCCACGGCGAGCTCACCCGCTCGGTCCTTTACAAGTCTCTTAGAAAGGAGAGACGACTCGTAGGGTTGTTCGAGGGAGATCCTCTTCTTCATTTGAAGGAGAGGTTCCCTGGACTCCCGAGGGGTCACCTTTCTATTTCTGCGGACTTGTCCAAAGCCACTGATGGTATTCATCATACCGTCATTAAGGCCGTTTGTCAAGGACTTCGCGAGGCGGGCCTTCCTGAGTCCATGTGTTCCAGCTACCTGGAGACACTTGGAGCAGGAGAGAAACAGCACTTCGTGGAATACAATGCTCGTGACTTGTCCGTCAAGTACCGTAACGAACATCCTGAGTTCTACAACTGCAGGAATGGGCGTTACAGAGTCCCGATGGATAGAGGATCTCCAATGGGCACGCCTCTGAGTTTCTTTACCTTGAGTATGGTAAATCTCTGGGCTGCCGATGTCTTCGATTACGCCGCCATTTGTGGCGACGATCTCGTGGCATTCGGATCCCCTTCCGCCTATCGCTTCTACAAGGATAGGATCGGCTCTGCTGGTTGTGGACTTAATGAGGACAAGACGATTTTGAGCACCATTGGTGGAACGTTCTGCGAAAGATTCTTTGTTTGTAGAGATGAGGGAATAGGTGAAATACCCGTTGTTTCCCTCAAATCTATTGTCGGAGGATCTTCCAAGGGGAGTCCCGCAGGAGTAATCGAGTTCAACTTCAACATCTATAGTCCGGGAACGGACGAAAGACGCCGAAGTCAACTTATTACTCGCTGCGCTTCTGCTTGTCTCCGCGATCAGATTAGAGTCGCGGCCCGAAAGGGCCGTCATCGCTACCTTCCTTCCATTTTGGGAGGACTTGGTCACCCCTGTAAGGGTGTCAGGTCGCTCCCGAAAGGGTTGAGTGCGAAGCTCTTTTCTATGATTCGCGGAGACTCGCAGGATTTTCTTGACTACTCCCGAGCTCTTAGGAGTTGTCCACTCCCTGACAAAGAACACGCAGACACTCTTGACTTCTCTCGTTACCTTATCCGATCCTTCGTTGAGGCAAATGTCATTGAGATTCCCGAAACTGACATGGGACCCGAAGGCAAGACTTACCAGTCTTCCTTCGACGAGGTCTCCAGTTTCGAGGATTCTCACATTATCAAGACATTTGTCGCCCAAGGAGGACGATTCCGTAACACTTCCAACCGAAGCCTCTCTTCCATTCTGAAATTGAGCCTTCCAGATGTTCCTATAATCGGTGCGTACCCTGCCCGCACTCCAATGAAATCCATTATTTCGGAATTCATTGAGCGGGTCGCCAGGGACCCCGTCAATATTTCTACTATGATGACGATGTACATTCGTACTTTTCAAGAGTACACCGCCT